AGGAGGAAGCGGTAAGTAATGGCTGGCAAAAATATTTCATCAACAAGCAATTATAAAATCCAAAGAGACGGATCAAGTAAAACTCGTAATCTTACAACTATCAAAATAGCTGAAGTAATGGATACTACTGATATGGCTAGACTAGGTAGAATGAAGGTACACATGATTGGTTCTGATACTCCTAAAACAGATTCATCAACGTGGAAAAGTATTATATGGACATCACCATTTGCTGGAGCAACAAATCCTAGCACACTAAGAAAAGGTGGAGATGCTGAAACTAGTTATTCTGGAACACAAAACTCTTACGGAATGTGGATGGTACCACCTGATGTAGGAAATTTAGTTGCTGTAGCATTTATTGATGGTAATAGTAACTACGGTATTTTTATTGGTTGTTTAATTCAACCTGGAATAAATCACATGATGCCGGGTATTGCCAAAGGAACAACCTTTGGTGATGAAGCACCGTTATTGCCAGTAGCAGAAGTAAACAGAATTGGTACAGAGTCGCAGTTGTCAGATATTTTTGATATCAAAGCACACACAGAAAAAGGACAACCAATTGATAGAGTAAAAAGGCCAGCACATGGACCACATTACCAAGGATTAATTAATCAAGGACTTGAAAATGATGCTATTAGAGGATTAACTGATTCATCTGCTCGTAGAGAATCTCCATCAAAAGTTTTTGGAATATTAACACCAGGTGGACATCAGTTTGTAATGGACGATGCAAGTCAACAACAAATTAGATTAAGAACATTAGGTGGAGCTCAAATATTATTAGATGATTCAAATAATACAGTTTATGTAACCAATAGTAATGCAACCGGTTGGGTTGAAATTACAAATCAAGGCAAAATAGAAATTTTTGGTGCTGACTCTATCTCAATGAGATCAGAAAAAGACTTTAATATAAGAGCAGACAGAGATATTAATATTGAATCAGGAAGACATATTAATATTAAAACAAACAGTACAGCAGATTCTACACAACCAAAATCAACAACTGATTTAGCTGATGTGTTTGGAAATTTACATCTAGATGTTTCAGGTGAATTTAAATTAAAAGCTGGAAAAGATATTAGCACATCAACAGTTGAAAATACTAATATCTATTCAAGTAAAGATTTAAAATTAACACAAGGTATCACTTCACACATTAAAAGTGGAACTAGTCATAAAGAAACAGCAGGAAGAATTGATATGAATGGCCCAGAGGCATCAACAGCAGTACCAGTCAGTGGAATATCTTTCCAAGTTGATTCAGATGGAAACTTACTGTATACAAATATTTTAGAAACCAGAACAGGAAGTTCTTTAAATTCTCCAAGACAAACAGAAACATTAAGAGGATCAATTAATACAAGATTCCCTACAAGAGAACCATATCCAGATCACGAAACTAAAAACTTGGATAATCAGTCATAAAAAAAGACACCTTGCGGTGCCTTTTAAAACAATACCTAAAATAGGGAGGACTTGGTTACACCTCCAAGCCAGAGACACAGATACCATTCTATAACCCCAGCAACCTAGCCCCGCGAGTGACTGCGATGTGACACCTTCCGTTCTCCGGATAATGCCTGGGTACCACCCCTGACTAGTCAAGTTCGAGCCTCTGGTAAGACCCTCTTCCTTGCACTATTAACATCGGATAGCGAATCCTTTGTTGGTATTGTCTTTAATATACTATAAGTCTTTTAAAAGGTCAACCTTTTTTTTTAAAAAATTATAAAAAAAGTTAATCACCATAGGATTCGTTTAAGAAACACATCAATTTAGTCAGTGTTTCAAAGAATTTACCATATCTCATATTGGTTTCTTGTAACTCTAAAGAGCGTTTACCAAAACTTTCTGGGTCAATTAACCTAACTTGTCCATCACTGTACATTAGATTCTGCAGAAAAAAGTCACCATGTGCCCATATATCTCTTGGACCCAAAATACTATTTTTAAATTGGAATTGTTTATTATAGATATCCATGACTTCATTTACAATATAACGCCTTTGCTCAATACTTAATTGTCTAAGTTTCTGTGTATCATCCAGAGTAAATCCTGTCAACTTTTCCATAACAACCACATCATCTTCAATCCTAAGAACTTTAATTACACGTGGATCGTGAATGTGATATTTGTTGTATATGTCTAACCAGTTGTAGCCATATTTTTTAGAATTATGTAGTCGATTGTATAGTTCTTCATTGAACTGCGGTAAATCCTGGATCTTCTTTTGAAATTCATTCTCGCTCATATGCATATTTATTGGCCATAAAAAAAAAGGGCGATCTAGCCGCCCTTTTGAAACAAAGATTTTTGGCTTCTAATTATTTAGATTTGTATATGTGATACAATACCCAAACTGCAACTAGACCAACTAAACCTTGTGCTGAGAAACCTGCAATTATTGATTGTACATTTCCTATTACTGAAATATTGGGCCAGAACGGAATGCCCTGTCCTGCAAATAACACCTCTAAAACTATACCTAGTGCTATTAATGATACACCGACATCTGCAAGTGCTGATGCCCATGATTTTATTTTGTTAATAATATCCATATTGGACCTCCTAACTTTTATTTTTTCCTATGCTATAGTATATAACAGCATAAGTCAATGCAATATTTTGCCAGAATATTTAAAGCTGTGGATAACTCTGATAACTGATGTGTTAATTAGCCATAAAAAAAGGGCGATATTTCTACCGCCCTAAGTTTAATGCTTATAATTATAGTTATAAACTATTACAATGTTTGGGAATTAATTAAGCATTTGCATTGATTACAGTTTTACCTGTATCAGCTAATAGCTCAATTACAGAGTTTTTCATTGATTTAGCAACTTCATAGTTACCTGTACCAATTACTCTTACATTGAAATCATAACCTTTTGACATAAGATCAGTTGTTGGTGTTGATCTTTTCATCGCTAGGTTTTTGAATTTGATAACGCCACCGTTGACATTACCTGAGTTATCTAGAGCATTTTTAGCCTCATCTAAGAAAACGCCAACTTTGTTGTTAACTCTTCCTTTTGAGAACTCTCTAGTATATACTACATATTGTTTAGTTCTTGCCATTTGTTTTTCTCCTTCAAACAGATTTTTTATTAAGTTAAACATATACCACTAATAATATATTAAAAAGTGTTGAATGTCAACATCTTTTTTATCCACTTTTTGGTTTATCTAACTTAATACCAGCATTTTTGAAAATTAAATCCGGAAAACGCATGATTTCGTCCTTGATTTCATACATCTTTAGGGCAACATCATGGTCATCGTACCAGACTTCATCCGATAACTTTTTGTTATATGCTTCTGTAATAACATCAAGCAGTTGGATAGCCTGTTTTCTGTCCATGTGCCACCATTCTTTGCCCGAAGCAAAATTCTTTAAGTTAGCTGACATGTTTATTATAATATATGATCAGCTACCTTTAAGTCAACCAATTGTTTTGCCGTGAAATATTGATCCGAAGGATTATTGAATTTTTTACGTACTTCTGCTAATGGAAATCCAGTTGCATCTCTGAGTATCTGCATAGATCTCTGCTCACAGTTGACATTTTCTTTCATAGCACTTCTCATATCGTGCATTTTAGATTCCATGGCATCTGAATGTTGATGATTCATTATACCTGTATTTTTACCTATGTAACGTTGTCCATGTTTACCACTTGCTAAAATTAAAAATCCGGCACTCATAACAGCACCAATACCAATTGTGGATATATGATGATAGCTATTTCTCATAACATCAATTAAAGCAAACGTCTCATAAAGATCGCCACCGGTTGTATTGACATACAACTTCAACGTTCTTTTTGGTTTTTTACTGATGTTACAAGCAATGATCCATTTTACAGCTTTGCCAATATTCTCTTCAGTTAGTTCTCCATTGAGATAATGTATATCTTCATTATTGAGCAAAACGTCTACTCGATCTTCCGCTGTAAATTGTTCGTATTTTTTCATAGGTTAAATAGTGTATGTTAACTTTTAACTTATTTATTTCTAAATGTCAACGATAATTAAGTAAGTAATTAAGTTAGTAGTTAATCACAGCAATAAATATTAATAAGGATATAAAATGGCATACTCGAGTTCAACACAGGTAACAAACAATACTACAAATAGTAGTGAAAATAGTGGATTTAATCAGATCTACAAAGGATTTTCAACGAGTTCCGGAAACAAGAGTAATATGCTGTATGATATTGATGTAGTAAAGCAGGATCTTATAAATCATTTCTACACAAGAAAAGGTGAAAGAGTTATGGAACCAACTTTTGGATCAATTGTTTGGGATATGCTTTATGAGCCACTTGATGAAAGTGCTGAAGAAGATTTAATTGAAGACTGCACTAGAATTATTGATGAAGATCCAAGATGTGAATTAATAGATATAAATTTAGATTCATTAGGAAACGGTATAAGAATTGATATCAATATTAATGTTTTGCCATTTAATAAACAAGCTACTATGCAATTAGATTTTGAAAGAGAAACATTATAATGAGTCAGATAGTAAGACAAAATAATTTATTTGCCGCAGAAGATTGGAAAACTATCTATAGATCCTTTTCGCAGGCAAACTTCACAGCATATGATTATGATTCAATCAGATCAACTATGCTTAATTACATTTCAGTAAATTATCCAGAAGATTTTAACGACTATATTCAATCAAGTGAATTTATTGCTATCATAGACCTTGTTGCATTTTTAGGACAGAGTATTGCATTTAGAACAGATTTAAATTCAAGAGAAAACTTTTTAGATACTGCTGAAAGAAGAGATTCAATAATTAGATTAGCAAAATTAATTAATTACAGATCAAAAAGAAACGTACCAGCAAGAGGTATTTTAAAAATTACAAAAGTACAAACAACAGAACCACTTGAAGACTCAAATGGTAATGAACTTTCTAATACTTCAATTACATGGAATGATCCGACAAATGCAGATTGGTATGACCAATGGTTAACAATTTGTAATTCAATGTTTAACTCAACAAATCAATTTGGTAATCCAACTTCTAAAAAAACAGTTGGTAATGTTCCAACAGAAATTTATAATGTAAATTCTCAAACTGATACTAGTGTTGTAAAACCATTTTCAGTTGATATAGATGGCGTTAACACAAAACTTGAAGTTGTAAAAGCACAATTCAATGATGATAATTTTATAGAAGAAAAAGATCCAGATCAAACTAGTGCGTTTACTATGTTATACAGAAATTTC